AATGTGCGAGCCGTTCCTGTAACAGCTCCACCACCAGCCCCACCAGTACCAGTCTGAGCAGCACCCCCACTGTTGTTTTCGTTAGCGGGTTGGATTGCATTTCCACCCGCTGCCCCCCAGCCACCGCCACCGCCGCCACTTGCCGCCTCGCCGCCTGTAAAGTTATTAGCACCAGCGGCTCCAGCCGCTCCGCCTTCGCCTCCTGTATGTCCGTTAGTGCCACCACCAGCTCCCGGCAATATACGACCACCACCAGCACCGGATGTTGCGCTAGCATTTCTGTCACCAGCCCCAATCCCAGCGCCACCACCAGCACCTCCGCCATATCCTGAATTTCCACTACCATTAGTACCAGTCGCCCCAACAGAACCACCTGCGCCACCAGAGGTTCCACCAGCTCCACCTCCAGCTCCACCACCGCCACCGCCGCTCGGTCTGAACGCATTGTAAGAGTCGTCTCCTTGTTCCCACTGAGCATAATAGGACGCCGCACCGCCACCGCCGCCGCCGCCTGCAATGTACGCACCAGAAGCGTTTGTAATAGTTACTCCAGAAGATGTTACACTTATAGCCGCACCACCTGCACTACCGTTAGCTACGTTATCAGAAGAAAGACCAGTTGCACCAAGACCACCTTTACCTATAATGTAACCTTCATTGATTATAGTACAAGCTATGTCAATTATCATTCCTGCTGTGCCCGTTGAGTCTGACCAAATATAAACGCCACTATCAATCCTAAGAGTACCACCAGCGCTTATATGGTCTGAAACTGTCATTTGTTGTACATTACTACTTATGAGAGTTTCTGAAGATTTACCAAAACCATCAGACATATCAATAGCACCAGAAGAAACATCAAACAGGCCACGAACAGCAGAGCCGCCCATGTTAATAGCAGCTGTAGCTGTTAAACCAAGTTCTACGTTTGTTTGTTTTAGAGATATTGAATTGCCTGCTGCTGGTAGTGCCATATTATTTAGCCGCCTTTAGTTCTTCAATTTCAGCTTTTAGTTCTTTGATTGCTTCTATTAAATAGCCTGTGATATTGCCATAATTTACACTTAGTGTACCCATTTCATCTTCTGCCGTTAGTACAAGTTCTGGTGCAACCTTCTGCATCTCTTGTGCAATAACACCTGTAGAATCTTTGCCAGTTGCATCACGCACATAGTGTACGCCTCGCATCTCTGTTACTTTAGATAAGGCATCAGGGATTGTGGTTATGTTAGATTTTAGACGCTCATCAGAGAACGCAGTAACATCGTTGTTAAACGTAGCCGCACCTGCCGCTGACATATCAAGGGTTAGGGCTGTGATTGCTGAGCCACCGTCATTACCTTGGAATATCATGTCTTGGTCTGACGCTTCAGACTTAATATGAAAATTGCTACTACTTCTAAAAAATGATCCGAAGGCTGTTCCGGCATCTTTTAAGATGACACCATTGCCAGCACCTTGAGTGTCTGCATCAAGGATGATCTCTCCTGCAACGTCAATAGTAAAATCACCTGTATCTGTTATTGATCCATCTAATATAACCGTACCACCTCTGGTAAGATTACCACCAGCCGTAATCGCACCTGTAGCGACTGTACCTGACGTTGTAATTGTTGAAGAGCCGTTATTTATAGTACCGAAGCCACTAGTTATAGTTCCTGAGTTTAATGCACCAGTAGTAACAATATTACCTCCACCAACACTTTCCGCTGCCATATAAGCAGAGACAGTTTGAACAGTAGTCATACGCATAGTACCATTGTCATTAATAAGGATACCATCACCATCCGCTACGGCTGTAGTCCCTCTGGATGTACCACCATCAATAAGATTAATTTCAGCTGCAGTAGAAGTAACCGCAGTTCCATTAATAGATAATGCATCAGTTTCTAACGTACCGTCAATATCCGCATTACCTGAGATATCTAATGAACCTGCATCTAATTCACCAGAGATAGTAAGGTTTCTTATACCTGTATAATCTTTGTTAGAATCTAGTATGACTGCTTTACTTGCAACTGCAGTACCTACTGCTGTACTACCAATGTCCAAAGCGTTAAGTTCACCTACAACAGCAGTGATACCATCTAAAGCGTTTAGTTCAGCTGCAGTAGAAGTAACTCCATCTAAAATGTTAAGTTCAGCCGCAGTAGATGTTACACCATCTAATATGTTAAGTTCTGCTGCAGTAGAAGTAACACCATCTAGGATGTTTAACTCAGCTGCTGTAGAAGTAACACCATCTAAGATGTTTAACTCAGCTGCTGTAGAAGTAACATTAGTACCACCAATATCTAGTGTAGTCATCTGTACTTCGCCAGCAACAGTAAGTAAACCGTCAGCTACTGTCATCAGATCAGTATCATCTGTGTGTCCAATAGTTGTACCATTAATAAGAACGTTATCTATATCTAAAGATCCACCAGAGATAAGTCCTGTAGTAGTGATAGCAGAACTACCTGTATCAATAGTACCAAACCCACTAGTAATAGAACCTGCATTCAATGCACCTGTAGTAACAACAGCAGAACCACCAACACTTTTCCCAGACATATAAGTAGAAAGCGTTTCTACTTTAGTCATTCGCATTGTGCCACCATCATTTATCAGTACACCATCACCATCTGCTATGGCTGTAGTTCCTCTAGATGTACCACCATCAATAAGATTAATCTCAGCGGCTGTACTTGTAACACCGTCTAAGATGTTAAGTTCTGCTGCAGTAGAAGTAACACCATCTAGGATGTTTAACTCAGCAGGAGTAGAAGTAATTGCTGTATTGGATGCAGCCGCTAATACAGGTACAGTACCTGATACGTTAGGTAAGGTTATAGTTCTGTCTGCTGTAGCATCAACAGTAGTTAATGTAGTTTCATGTGCATCTGCAGTAGCGCCTTCAAAAACTACAGCATTACTAGCTGTCATAGTTACAGAGTCTACAACTGTAGTTGTACCAGCAACAGATAAGTCACCTGTAATAGTAAAATTTCTAATACCAGTATAATCTTTATTTGAATCAAGTATTACGGCCTTAGATGCAACTGCAGTACCTACTGCTGTACTACCAATATCTAAAGCATTAAGCTCGCCTACAACGGCAGTAATACCATCTAGGACATTTAGCTCTGAAGCTGTTGATGTTAATGCAACATTTTCATTAATTTTAGGAGAGGTTAAAGTTTTATTAGTTAGTGTGTCTTCGGATACAAGAGACACTAAAGTTGAGTTAGCACCTGCAGGTAGCATTAGAGTATTAGTTACACTTGCGGAGTGAGGTTGACCAAATACTTTTTGACCGTGACTATTACTTTCACAATTAAATACAACAGCACCCGAATTAGTATTACCTCGTACAACAACAGTACCTGTACCATTAGGGGCTAAGTCAAGTGTAGCATTAGAAGTTGTAATAATATCTTTACCATTCATGTCTAGGTTTCCGCCTAGCTGTGGTGTTTCATCTTCAACTACATTAGATAAGTCTCCACTTGAACCTGTACCAGCAATGACAGTACTTCTAGTAATTTTTTTAAGTCCTCCACCAGATGCGTCTATTGCTAAGAAAATATCACCACTTGCAGCTGTACTAATCTCACTTAGAGAAGACACAGCAGTTGGATTAAAGTTTGTACCGTCAGCAATTAAAAGCATACCTGCAGTATTAGTAGCCATTACAAGATCATCACCACCTATAGTAAGATCGCCAGTAAGTGTAAGATTACGAATACCTGTAGAGTCTTTATTAGCGTCTAGTATAACAGCCTTAGAAGCTACTGCTGTACCTATTGCAGTAGACCCTATGTCTAATGCATTAAGCTCACCTACGACTGCAGTAATACCATCGAGTGTATTTAGTTCCGATGCAGTAGATGTTACTCCATCTAAAATATTAAGTTCTGCTGCTGTAGAAGTAACACCATCTAATATATTAAGTTCTGCTGTGGTACTAGTTACACCGTCTAAAATGTTAAGCTCTGCTGTGGTACTCGTAACACCGTCAAGAATATTTAACTCAGTCGCAGTAGAAGTGACTCCATCTAAAATGTTAAGTTCTGCTGCGGTAGCTGTTACACCATCTAATATGTTAAGTTCTTCTGCCGTACTTGTAACTGCAGTTCCATTAATAGATAATGCATCAGTTTCTAAAGTACCGTCAACATCTACATTTCCAGAAACATCTAATGAACCAGCATCTAACTCGCCAGTAAGTGTTATGTTACGAAAACCTGTTACGTCTTTGTCTGAGTCTACTACGACAGCTTTAGAAGCGGATACTGTACCAGCAGTAATACTATCAATACTTTCTAAATCATTCTCATTAATATCAGCACTACCTATTACAAAACTACCGCCTGTTATAGCACCAGTTGTAGTTATAGTAGATGAGCCATTGTTTATAGTACCAAAGCCTGACGTTATAGAACCACTATTCAATGCACCTGTAGCGGTAATGTTAGTTGTGGTAACACCATCTACATATGCTTTGATAGACTGTTGACTAGCAATACCAGTAGCAGAGTTACTAGCAAGGTTATCCTCATCAAGAAAAGCTTTGCCGTCTAGTATGTTTATCTCAGCGGCAGTAGATGTAACTCCATCAAGGATGTTTAACTCAGCTGCAGTAGATGTAACTCCATCTAAAATGTTTAATTCAGCAGTTGTACTAGTTACTCCATCTAAAAGATTAAGTTCAGTAAAAGTGCTTGTAACGCCATCTAGGATGTTAATTTCAGATGCAGTAGAAGTAACACCATCAAGGATGTTTAGCTCTGCAGTTGTTACTGTAGCACCATCGAGTATCTCTAGCTCTGCTTCAGATATACCTGCACCACCAATAGTAAGCGTACCACTTACGTTTACGTTACCATTAATATCAATAGTAGTAGCCGCAATTTGTATCTCTGTATCAGCTACAATATCAAGTTGACCATCAGCGGAAGAGTTAATATAAATAGCAGTATCACGAAACTGTATTTTCTCATTAGTAACAATAAGTAAATCATCATTAAACTCAAAGTAATCTTCGTCTTCTTTCCAAGTAATTAAACCATCGTTACTACCCGCATTCCACGTCAATGTAATATCACCAGTGTTTGTACCAAATACAACACCGTCAGTTATTAAACCTGTGATAGGCCCACCTTCACCTGCTGTACCATCGTGTGTGTGACCTGTACTAGAGGCAAAAGCAGCCAATAGCTGATCGTACTCATTATTAAACAGATCCGAGTCGATAACATCGCCATCAGTAAATGTAGATTGTCTTGTGTATGTAGCACCCATTTAACGTCTTGCTCCTAATTGGTATTCTAGCTGAAACCCTTTTAGTGAATATGGTCTAGATTCACCATTGTCATTTATTCTTAAAACCGCAGAAAAACCTGAGCCTTCTACTGGTTGTCTTAAGAGAGGCTGTGAAGGCCCTCCAAACACATTTCTTACTGCACTACTAACAGTACTAAATAAAGCTATTCCAAATTGAGAAGCTACATCTGTAGAACTAATAGAGTACGGTGGTGGTCTAGCAGACTGGTTGTTTTCATTATCATATCTTATTAATAAGTCTGCACTTATAGCTGATTCAGGTTTAAAGTTAAGAATAACTCTTTGCATATGTTTACGTATGCCACTGTCTCCAAAACTTAAATCTGGGCTTCTGTATCGTCCTAGTACTGGTATACCATCTAGGGTATCACCTTTTTCTTGTCTGTGTACAAATCCTGCAGCGTCTCCATGTAATACTAATACATCTCCTGCTCTTACAAGTGTATCTGTAACTACAGGTTTTATTCCCCGTATTTCTGAAAACTCATAATTGCCTTGTTCTTTTTTAACACATACAACACATCTTGTAATGTTATCAGCTTGTCCATCTTTTGTAAAGAAGATTCTGTACTGTGTCTTATCAGCTATAACTACACTTTCAAAGAGAGAGGAGTTAATAATATTTGTATCAAAAAGACTTTGAACGTTACGGCTTATTGTACCAAGTTCAGTATCACCAATCTTTGCAGTAGCGGCAACAGTTCTAAGACCATCTGCTGCAAGAAAAATTAAATCTCCTGCAAATTCTTGTATAGTATCACCATTAAGACAACCAATATTTCTAGTAACGGGAACCATTTGAAAATCACTAGAAGTGTTTCCTACCAGTTTAAATATCCTATTCTCACAGAATATAAACAATGAATCACGGAATACTTTCAT